TACAAGCGCACGTTCGTCCAGTACAGCTCGTCCAGCCCCTATGCCGCCGCGAGCCTGTTCGGACGGGCCTTCACGGTCGATTTCACCGGCAACAAGACCACCATCACGCTCAAGTTCAAGGGCGAGCCGGGCGTCACCGCCGAGACCCTGACCGAATCGCAGGCCGCCGCGCTCACGGCAAAGAACTGCAACGTCTTCATCAACTATGCCAACTCGACCGCCATCATCCAGCAGGGCGTGATGGTCAACGGCTACTACTTCGACGAAGTGCAGGGCCTGGACTGGCTCCAGAACGACGTGCAGACGGCGATCTTCAACCTGCTCTACACCAGCCCGACCAAGATCCCGCAGTCCGATGCGGGCGTAAACCAGATCGTGGCGACCTGTGAAAGCTCGCTGGTGCAGGCGGTCAATAACGGCCTGGTCGCTCCGGGCGTGTGGGATGCCGCAGGCTTCGGCGCCCTCCAGCAGGGTCAGACGCTCGCCAAGGGCTACTACATCTACGCCGCCCCGGTCGCCTCGCAGTCGCAGGCTGACCGTGAAGCGCGCAAGGCGCCGACGCTGCAAATCGCCGTCAAGCTGGCCGGTGCGGTGCATTCGGCCAACGTCATCATCAATGTCAACCGCTGATCGGAGCTAAGACATGTCGCAGACCTACAGCTTCCTGAACGTTCAGGCGACCATCGTCGGCCCGGGCGGCTCCTTCAACATCGGCCAAGGGGCTGGCGTCTCGGAGGAAGGCATCACTATCGAGCGTTCCAACGACAAGGGCACCATGACCATCGGCTCGGACGGCACCGGCATGCACAGCCTGCACGCCGACAAGTCCGGCACGGTCACGGTGCGCTTGCTCAAGACCTCGCCGCAGAACGCCAAGCTGATGGCGATGTACGACCTCCAAACGGCCGACTCGACCTTGTACGGCAACAACGTCATCACGATCACCGACACCGGCAGCAACGATTCGACCGGCTGCCGTGGCGTGGGCTTCAAGAAGGCCCCGACGCTGACCTACGCGAAGGAAGGCCAGATGATGGAATGGGCCTTCAACTGCATCGCGATCGACTCCGTGCTGGGCACGTACTAGGGCTGATCCATGGAATTCGAGATCGCAGGTAACACCTACCGCGCCGGCAAGATGCCGACCTTCACGCAGTTCCATGTCTCGCGCCGCCTTGCTCCGGTCCTGAGCGGGCTGGCGGTCACGGCGGGAGAGGAAGCGGCCAACTTTGCCGCCTTCCTGCAACCGATTGCCGAGGCCGTCGCGCGCATGTCCGATGCTGACTGCGATTTCATCCTGGATGCGTGCCTGGGCGTCGTCCAGCGCCAGCAGGGCACGAGTTGGGCGCCGGTCTACGTGGGCGCCAAGCAGGCTCTCATGTTCGATGATATCGACATGGCCGTGATGCTCCAGCTTGCCGCGAAGGTCATTCAGGAGAATCTCGGCGGTTTTTTTCAAGGCGGCGTCGCCGCGCTGAAATCGTCCAGCCAGCCAGCGGCGTGACATGGGCCAGCCTTCCCGATGGGGAGGACTGGTTACTACGCCCTGTGGTCCGGGGGCTGTGCCGATACGAAAGCCTGAAAGACGGGACGCTCGACCTCGCCGACATCGCCCTGATGAACGAGGCGCTGGACGTGATTGAAGAAAACCGTGTGATAGCCGCAGGGATCAAGCCATGAGCAGTGATGTGATCAAGGAGTTCTTGATCCGCCTGGGCTACAAGGTCGATTCGACCGGCGAGCGCAAGTTCATCGACGGCGTCAAGAACGTCACGCAGGAGGCCCAAAAGCTCGGCCTTGCGGCGGCGGCAGCAGCCACGGCGGTCGCGGCTGCCGTCACCAAGATGGCGAGCCAGCTCGAAGACCTGTACTTCATGTCGCATCGCACGGGCGCATCGGCAGCGAATATCAAGGCCCTCGGGTACGCGGCCAGCCAGATGGGCTCTAGCGTCGAGGGGGCGCGCGGCTCCATCGAGTCCCTTGCCAAGTTCCTGCGCGAGAACCCGGGCGGTGAAGGTCTGCTGGGAAGCATCGGGGTGCAAACCCGCGATGTGAACGGCGCCCTGCGCGACACCACGGACATCATGCAGGACATCGGCAAGCGCCTTGCCGGTATGCCGCAGTACCGTGCCATCGCCTATGCCAACGTCTTCGGGATCGACTACAAGACGCTGGTTGCGCTGGAGCAGGGCGTCGACAAGTTCGGCGACCACTACAAGGACATGCTGCGCCGCTTCGGGCTGAATGTGGGCGAGGCGACGGCGAAGTCGCACGAGCTGATGGTCGCATGGCGCGACATGAAGGCGCAGGCGGGCATCCTTGGCACCATCGTTGGCACGACGCTGATCGGCGCCTTCGACGAGCTGAAGCATCGCTGGGACGCGCTGGATGACACGACCAAGCGCAACATCGAGACAGGGGCTAAGTGGGTCGCCGGCATCGTCGCCGGCCTTGCCATCGTCATGGCTGGCCCCGTGGTCTGGATCGGCGCCCTTGCCACGGCCATCGTGGGCCTGTGGGACGACTACAAGGTCTGGAAGGAGGGCGGAAAAAGCCTGATCGACTGGGGTAAGTGGAAGCCTGAGATCGACGCCGCGCGAGCAGGCATCGACTCGCTCACGAGCGCCTTTGATCGGCTATCCAAGGCCAGCGAACACGTCTTCAAGGATAAGCTGGGCAAGTGGGCGGCCAGCCAGGCGCACAACGAAAGCTTTGCCAAGCAGGGCAGCCCGGTTCAGAAGCTGCTCTCGTTTTACGCCTATGCGATGGGCTTCGACCCGCGCACCGGGCAGAAGATCCCCGAAAAGGACATGGTCGAGCCGCCGCAGGGCGGTCCGCAAGCCAGTACCCGTGGCATCCGCAACAACAACCCCGGCAACATCCGCTACGGCGACTTCGCGCGTCGGCACGGGGCCACGGGTCAGGATGCCAATGGTTTCGCCATCTTCCCGGATGCGTCCACGGGCCTACGAGCGATCAACGACAACCTGACCAGCTACGGGCGCATGGGCGTCAACACGCCCTACAGCATCGCTCACCGCTGGTCTGCTACGGACCAGGACGCCTACACGCGCCGTCTCGCTGGCCTGTTCGGCGGCGATCCCAACCGACCGCTCGACATGAGCGACCCGGCCGTACTGAACGCCCTGCGCAACGGCATCATCACGCAGGAAAACGGCAGCAACCCCTACGCAGCCGAGATGATGGGTAAGGGCGGCGCGGCGGCATCCATCGGCAGCACGGGCGGCCTCACGGTCGATCAGAACGTCACCATCAACCTGCACGGCGTGGACAAGCCCCACGAGACCACGCAAGCCGTTCAGGCGGGCATGGGTGGCGCCAATGATCGCCTCGTGCGCAACCTCAAGCCGGTGGTCTCGTGAGTATCCTCAGTCAGGCGGGCATCGTTGCTGCAGGGCAGGTCGAGGATATCCTCCTGCGCAAGGGGCGCAGCATTGCAGGCATCGTCCCGCAGGTAGTGATCGAGGAAAAGCACCGCGACGAGTTGGTGATCACGAATCATCCGGTGCAGAACGGCGCCAACATCACTGACCACGCCTACAAGCAGCCGGCCATGCTCGCGCTGCGTTACGGCTGGAGCACCAGCGGAGCACTGTTCTCGCTCGACCTGGGGGCGCCGAGTGTCGATGACGTCTATTCGATGCTGCTCGACCTTCAGGCGAGCCGGCAGCCGTTCGACGTGGTCACGGGCAAGCGCAGCTACAGCAACATGCTCATCCGCAGCCTGGATGTGGTGACGGACAAGACGACGGAAAAGTCGATCGTCGTCGAAGTCCTGCTCCAGCAGGTCATCATCGTCCAGACCCAAACCACGACCCTCAAGTCATCGTCGGTGATGTCCATGCCGGATAAGACCGCGCCGGTAGGCAATGCGGGCGTCAAGCAGCCCGTAGCCGTTCCGCAGAGCATCCTCTACCAGTTGTCCAAGGGCGCGCAAAGCATCCTAGGGGGTTTGTGATTCATGGCGACGACGCTGTTTGAAATCCCCTTGAACGGGCAGCCCCAGCGGCTACAGATCACACTCGCCAACGTCGCCTACCAACTCACGGTGCAGTGGCGTAATTCGGCTGGGTGGGTGATGGACATCGCCAAACAGGACGGCACACCAGTCATTCAGGGTGTTCCCTTGGTCACGGGAACCGACCTGCTGGCGCAGTACCGTTACCTAGGCATCGGTGGCAGCCTAGTGGTTTCCACGGATGCAGACCCTGACGCGGTACCGACCTACACGAACCTGGGCACGGCAAGTCACTTGTACTTCGCGGTGAAGTCGTGACCGAGCAATACCTGCGCAAGGTCAAGCTGGTGGTGGGTGGCTCCCAAGCTCCCGGCGTCAGTCTCGACCCGGATGCGGCCATCGACCTGTCGGAACTGCACATCCGCTTCCTGGTGCGCAACACGACGGCGCAAACACTCAAGCGGGCAGAGATTCGCGTCTACAACCTGGCTTCCGACACCGCTCGCAAGATCCAGAACGAGTTTACCCGGGTCGAACTATCGGCCGGCTACGGGGATGATGTTGGGCTGATCTTTCAAGGCCAGATCGCGCAAATCCGCATCGGCCGCGAGAACGCCACCGACACCTTCGTGGACATCTTCGCGCAGGACGGGGATGCGGCCTACAACTGGGCGACGACGAACCGGACGCTTGCGAAGGGATGGACGCCCGACCAGCTCTACGGCGCCCTGCTGCAAGACCTTGCGCCCTACGGCATCTCCCAAGGCTACAAGCCTTCTTTCACCGGGGCATCGGCCGCTCGCGGCCGGGCATGCTACGGCATGACCCGCGACCTGTTGCACGACCTTGCCATCCAGCAGGGGTGTGAGTGGAACATCGAGGACGGGAAGCTCAACTTCCTGCCGCTGACGAGCTTCCTTCCCGGTCAGGCGGTGGTGCTCAATGCGGCAACCGGCATGATCGGAACCCCGCAGATGACGATTCAGGGCCTCGTGGTCCGCTCGCTGCTCAACTCGAACATCAAGTCGGGCGGCCAGGTGCAGATCGACAACGCCAGCATTTCCAGCCTGAAGATCAACATTCCCAATTCCGGCCTGGATGTCGTCCCCGGCACGGATGCGGATGGGTACTACACCTCCCGCGTCGTGCAGCATACGGGCGATAACCGGGGGCAGGAGTGGTACACGGACATGATCTGTGTGGCGGTCGACGGCACCGCGCCGGCCTCGGGTCCGACCATCGTGGACGTTCCCAATGGATAGCCGTGAGCGGTACGACGATCCGGAAGTGATGCTCCGGACGCTGCTGGCGGGTCTGCAAAGTGCTGTTTGGACAGCGTTGCCAGGCGCCATCGTCTCCTTCGACGCCTCGACGGTGACGGCCGTGGTTCAGCCCGGGGTGTCGGGGCAGGTCAGGCAGCAGGATGGCAGCACGCAGACTGTCAGCCTCCCTGTGCTTACCGACGTGCCTGTGGTGTTCCCTCGTGGCGGCGGCTGCACGCTGACCTTTCCGGTAGCGGCGGGCGATGAATGCCTGATCGTCTTCGCATCCCGGTCGATTGATGCCTGGTCGCAGTCCGGCGGGGTGCAGAAGCCGGTGGACGCGCGCCGGCATGACCTGAGCGATGCCTTCGTAATCCTCGGCCCGCAGTCACAGGCCCACAAGATCAGCGGGATCAGCACGAGCAAGACCCAGCTCCGCAGCAATGACGGCAGCACGTTCGTGGAGCTGGACCCGGCCGGGCAGATAGTCAACGTGACGGCGCCGGGCGGCATGACGATAACCACGCCAACGCTACACATTACGGGGAACGTGAACGTGGACAAGACCGTCACGGCGACCACGGATGTTGTCGGCGGCGGCAAGAGCCTGAAGTCGCACGTTCATACGGGCGTGACCTCCGGCAGCGGCACGAGCGGCCCGCCGCAGTAGTAGGATCGACCCACCTCAACCGATGGAGTGAGTTATGCGGTACGCGCTGCTTTGCGTGGTGGCCTTGGCTGGATGCGCTGCGTCTCCCTACCGTGGATCGGTGAGCGACGCACCCGACACCACGCACACGAACAGCGGCGGGGTGTACTTCGACCACGACGGGCGCATGCATACCCGGCCCGCCTACGTGGTGGACACCGATACGCCGGAACAGCATGCAGCGGCAAGGAAGGCGCACGACGCCTATTACGCCAAGGTCAATGCCGAACGAAAGGCCGTGCTCGACGCGATGACACCGCAGCAGCGGCACGACTACATCTGCTCAAATCTCGCGGAAAACATCCACACGGCGGCCGGGCTTCCTCCAGTTTCGCCGTCTGATCCAACCTTCACCGATCCGCTGATCCTGTTCCACCGGGAAGGCTGCGAATGATCGGCCTAGAACCATGATCCACGACCCCGCTCCGGCGGGGTTTTTCATTTCAGGAGTCCCGGATGCGGTATCGCAAGCTTGACGCCAACGGCGACTACACGTTCGGGCACCAGCAGGCGGATTTCTACCGCGACCAGCCTGAAGCAGTGGGGCAGGCGGTAATGACCCGATTGCGCCTATTCACCGGTGAATGGTTCCTCGACACCACCGAGGGAACCCCGTGGCGGACGGACATCCTCGGCAAATACACCCAAGGCGCCTATGACGCGGTGATCAAGGACCGCATTCTGCAAACCGACGGCGTGCAGTCGATTGATGCCTACACCAGCACTCTTGACCGATCAACCCGCCAGCTGAGCGTCAGCGCGACGATTTCCACCATCTACGGCACCGCCACGGTACAGGCCACGCTCTGACATGACCATTACCTCGACCGCCCCCACGATCAGCGCCACCGGCATCAGCGCGCCGGCCTATGGCGATATTCTGGCCTTCCTGCAAGACCGCTACCGCTCCATCTATGGCGCGGACTTGTACTTGGGAAGCGACAGCCAGGATGGGCAGTTCCTTGCCGTGATCGCCACCGCGATCAGCGATGCCAATGCCTCCGCTGTTTCGATCTACAACTCCTTCAGCCCGGCGACCGGGCAGGGCGCTGCCCTGAGCAGCAACGTCAAGATCAACGGTCTTTCGCGCGAGCTGCCGACCTATTCAACGGTCGATCTGACCGTCACAGGCACCGCCTACACCACGATCACGAACGGCGTAGCAGCCGACGTGAACGGCTATCGGTGGGATCTTCCCGCTACTGTAACGATCCCGTCTGGCGGATCGATCACGGTCACGGCCACCTGCGAAACAATCGGCGCCATCAGTGCGCCCTCCGGGACGGTGACGATCATCGCCACGCCGACCCTTGGCTGGCAGGGCGTGACCAATGCCTCAGCCGCCGCAGCGGGCGCTCCCGTCGAATCTGACGCGGCACTTCGCTACCGCCAGTCCATCTCGACAGCACTGCCATCCCTGACGGTCATGGACGGCATCGTGGGCGCCGTGGCTGGCGTGGCTGGCGTCACCCGGTACGCCGCCTACGAGAACGACACTGACACGACTGACGCCAATGGCATCCCTGCGCACAACATCAGCATGGTGGTTGAGGGTGGTGATGGCATGGCTATCGCTACCGCGATCGCTGCCAAGAAGCCGCCGGGCATCCCAACCTATGGGACGACATCCGAAACGGTGATCGACACCTATGGCAACGTGATTCCGGTCAACTTCTACCGTCCCACGGAAGTCCCGATCGCCGTTGCCATCACGATCAAGGGCCTTCCGGGCTACAACTCCGATATCGGTGCGCAAGTGGTGTCGGCCATTGCCGCCTACATCAACGCGCTCACCATCGGCACCGATGTTCTGCTGACGCGGCTTTACCTGCCGGCGAACCTGAGCGGCAGTGCGAACAGCCTAACGTTCGAGATCACCTCGCTTGCCATTGCGGCTAAGCCTGGCACGCCTTCCGCTTCGGACGTGGCTATTGCCTTCAGCGAGGTCGCCTCCTGCGCCACCTCAGACATCACCCTGACGGTGACGTGATGGCTGACGTATCCACCTACACGGATCTGATCACCTCAGAGCATGCCGACAAGCCAAACTTCATGGCGATGGTTTCGGCGGTCGCGGGGTGCTTCGTCGATGCGCAGAACTTCCTTGAGGGCATGTCGGCCGCCTTCGACTTGGACGTGGCCGAAGGTGCTCAGCTGGACATCCTCGGGCTGTGGATCGGCGTATCCCGTCGGATCAAGGTTCCGATCAGCGGCGTCTATTTCTCGTGGGATACCGCTGGAGTGGGATGGGATCAGGGCGTCTGGCTTCATAACGGCGACGCGACATCCACGATCTCCGTACTTGATGACGACACCTATCGCCTTGTCCTTCGGGCGAAGATCGGTGCCAACAACTGGAACGGCACGATCATTGATGCATCACCCATCCTGAGCGAGATATTCGGTGACTCCGGAACCTACGTGCAGCTCTCCGACAACGGCGACATGAGCTTCAACGTCTACGTCCTTGGACCCAAGCCTTCGGCGCTGAAAATGGCGCTCATCTCGGGCGGATATATCCCGATCAAGCCTGCTGGCGTGAAAGCCAACTTCGGCATCGGTCTCACCTTAGATGGATCGGTTGCGCTGGATGGAAGTAAGAGCCTGACCGGATTCGCCTGATCCATAACCACATCATTCCTTCCGCGAGGCGCCTTCGGGCGCCTTTCTTTTTGGAGTCACCATGCCTCTGCAAAACGACTTTCTGACCTTTTCGGCGGCTACTGGGGCCAATGTCTTGAGCCAGGCCGACTATGCGGCGGCATCGACAACGGCTACCGGCTATGTCGCGGGTACGGCATCGTCAGCGGCGGTTAACAAGACCCTGCGGCAGGCCAGCCTCATGGCCGCGATGATTGCCAAGTTCATCGTCGATAAGGCGGCCCAGCCGGTCGTCGATGACGGCACGACCAACACGATCGAGACGAACTTCATCGCTGCGATCCTTGCGGTTGCGCAGACGATGAACATCACCATTCCTAACGTGTCGGGGCTCACGACGGCGCTGGCTAACAAGCTTGACGCCACCGGTAACGCCGTATCGGCCAGCAAGTTGGCAATCCCACGGAACATCTCGCTCAACGGCGTCGTCGTGGGAGCGGTCAACTTCGACGGATCGGGCAACGTGGTCATAACGACCACCACGA